CAATAGATGCGGCCATTTTGGCAATTACCACGAACAAAACGGAATCATACGAAATCGAGGGGGTGCGATATACCGCCCTTAAGATTACCGAACTCAGAGACCTACGGAAATATTACCAGAATATCGTATACCGCGAGACGGCGGACACCGCGGGTAATCCGCGTTTTCGGATTAACTTGCTTAAATCTGGAGACGCGAAATGAGAGACCGCCTGAGACTGTCGGATATGCCGCGCCCGATGCTCGGCGGAACGAGGCGGGCGTGGCATAGACTCCGGTTGGGGAACGAAGGCCGGGCCGGGATAGACGCTTCGGCGGATAACCGCTACACAAGCAAACATTTTGCGGACGCCAGCCAGAGCGATATCAACACGATCATAGAGACGGATCTTTCCGTTACCCGGCAGCGGTGCCGGTATGAGGTCCGAAATAATCCGCTCCTGCGGGGGATCGTCAATTCGTATGCGAATCATATCGTGGGTATCGGGCCGCGCCTGCAGCTTGGAACCGACAACAAGGAAGCGAACAAGGAACTCGAGGACAGATTTTCAGAGTGGTGCGCCATTGCTGACGCCGGCGGGCGGATGAGTTTCGGCGCCCAACTCCGGCTGGATATTGTGGAGCATTGTCAGTGTGGAGAAAGCCTGACCGCGTTCGTGACCGCCACCGATCCGAATGAATTTCCGGTCCAGCTCCGCCTGCAGAGCATTGCCCCGATCCGCCTGGGAACCCCATATGGCGCCCGGTATGCCGAGAATTATCGGGATGGAATCCAAGTAGACGCGAACGGCAAGGCAATTTCTTATGCGATAATGAAGAGCCATCCAGGCAGCACTTACAACGTGAATTTGGAATCAGAAGATGTCCCAGCCAGGAATATCATTCACCTCTTCCCCATTATTGAGTCTGGCCAATATCGCGGTCTTCCACTTATGTCGCCGGCGGTGACCTTGGCGGGCGATTTGCGGCGCTACACCAAAGCCACCGTCGGCGCGGCGGAAGCGGCGGCAAATCAAGCGGGAACGATTGAGAGCGTAGATGACGAAATTACCCAGGAGGCCGAGACCTTTGATGAGATCGAGATCCCGCGCAACTCATTGCTGACTCTCCCGGCCGGCTATAAGATGAACCAAATGCATCCGGAACAGCCGGCGGCTTCCTACAAGGAGTTCAAGGCCGAGCTTGTGAACGAAATGGGGTCCCCGATCCTGATGCCGTACATCGTGGCCGCGCTCAACAGTCAGGGCTACAACTATGCGTCGGGCCGGCTTGACTGGCAAGCCTTCTGGAAAGCAATTGCCGTGGTCCAGAATTGGTTCGGCATCCAGAAATGCGATCTGGTTTTTGCCCGGTGGCACGCAGAAGCGCGGCTGATCCCCGGATATCTAAAAAACAGATTGCCGGCCGGGCAGATCAAGCGGCAATGGTTCTGGCCCGGTTCGGAACACGTTGACCCCGCCAAAGAAGCTACCGCGCAGGAAAAGCGTTTGAAGAATAAAACGTCCACCCTGGCCGAGGAATATGCGCGGAAGGGCCAGGATTGGGAACGTCAACTCGAGCAGTGGCAGCGTGAGCAGGAAAAGATTTTGGACATGATTGCCGAATTGAAGAAGAAGCAGGAGAAGCTAAAGCTGACCCCGGAAGATATTACACTCTTTAGCCCAGGGAAGGCCGCAATATCTGCTGACCTCGAACAAGTGGAAGATGAACTGGAGGACATACAAGATGCTGTATCACAATAAAGCCGCTGGCCTGACGGTCCGGGACGGTGCTGGGGATAAGAATAAAAACCGGGATATTACCGTTCGTACCTTCGCCCTTCGCGCCGATACCCTGAATGAAAAGGACCGCAGTATCGAGGCGGTGATTGCAACCGAGGAACCGGTGCTGGCCTTCGATTTCCGGCGCTTCGAGGTTGTGCTTGAGGTCCTACGCATGGATGGCGTCCAAATACCGGCAAACGGCCAGGTTGTTATGCTCGATACTCACGACCGCTCGAGCGTTCAAAAGGTCCTCGGCTCCACGCGGAACATTCACATCGAGAAAGATCAGATCGTCGGCCGGAATGTTTATGCCGATACGGCGGTCGCTGAGGATGCCTTCAAGCTGGTTCGCGGCGGGCATATTACCGATAATTCCGTTGGGTATACGCCCTTGGAATTTGAAATAATCGAGCGCGGAAAGAAAGCGACCATCAAGGGCGTCACCTATGAAGCGCCCGAGAGTCGGGCTCTGCGGATAACGACCCGCTGGAAGCTCAGCGAAAATTCCAACGTACCTGTAGGGGCAGATGCCCTGGCCAAAATGCGGGACGAAGTGGAAATCCATAACGGTCCAGATAAACAAACTCAAGGAGGTTCAGTAATGAACAAAAAACTCAGAAAGTTCTTGGAAGAAAACGGTCTGCGGAGTGAGGCGACCGACACGGAGGCGGAAGCCTTCCTGGCGGCCCTGCCCGAGGAAACCCGGGCGCTGGCTCCGGACACGCAGGCGAAACCCGCGCCGAAGGCCGCCGCCCCGACCCAGCGGGCCGCGACCGACGATGACGGCGTGATCAAGTTCGAGGATATCAAGGCCGAAGCCAAACGGGCGGCCAAGGAAGGCATGGCGGAAGCGAAGGCCGAAGTCGAGGCCGAACGCGCTGCGCTCGAGGCCGCGATTCGCGCCGATGGTGCCGTGCATGAGATGCCTGCCGCGGTTATTGACGCGGCTATCCGTGATTCCAGCTCTGTCGAGGAAGCCCGGGGTAAGTTCCTGGTACATATCCGCGAAAACCGCTCGAGTGTTGGGTTTCCCCATATTCAGGCGGGCAAGCCGGAGACGGTCCGCGAGGACCTGGAGACGGCCATGCTTCTGCGCGGCGATGCTTCGGAAGTGGCCCTGAAAAGCTTCGGCGAAGAGCGCGTGAACCGGGTTGCCGGGAACATGCGTGAAATCAGCATGGAAGAAGTTTGCCGCCTGGCTCTGCAGCTTGACGGGCATCAGGTTCCCGGCAGCCGCGAAGACATGATCCGGGTCGGATTCTCCACCGGCAGTCTCAGCACGATCCTCGGCAATACCGCGGGCAAAATGATGCTCAAGGGTTTCGGGGACACGCGGCAGACCTGGCGCGAATGGTGCCCGACCGCTCCGTTGAGTGATTTCAAAGCTCATAAGATGGTGCGGATGCAGGACGATGGCGACATGCCGATCATCGGCAGCGGCGGCGAAGTGGATTATGCCACCCGCTCCGAGGATGCCGAAACCATCAGCCTGGACACCTACGCCCAGAACTTCGGGGTAACTCGCCAGGATATCATCAATGATGATGTCGGCGTGTTCACAAAAATCCCGGCGCAGCACGGTATCCGGGCAAATCAGCGCGTCTCGAAGTTGGTCTATACGGTTCTGCTGGCGAATGCCGCGATGGGCGATGGCGTTGCTATCTTCCATGCTACGCACGCCAACCTGAACACCTCGAGCGCCCTGACTCCCGACACCCTGGCCGTTGCGGTCGCCGCGTTCCGTAACCAGACGGACAAATCGGGTCAGCCGATTGATCTGCCTCCGGCAATCCTGCTGGTTGCGCCGGGCCTTGAAGAAACGGCGAAGCAACTGGTCATGTCGGACAAGATTGTTCCGTTCGGCGGCACCAGCGCGGCTACCCGTAAGGCTGACGCAAATATCTGGAAGGGCGAGTTCCGGCCGGTTGTCGAACCGCGGCTCAGCAATTCCAAGTACAGCGGTTACAGCGCGACCAGTTGGTATCTCATGGCAGATCCCACCCTGGCCGACAATATCACCGTTGCCTTCCTGAACGGGCGGCAGACCCCGACGCTTGAGCGTTTTGACGCCGGCGCCGATCGCATGGGCATCATCTTCCGCGTCTATTTGGACTTTGGCGCGGCTGCCGGCGAATATCGCGGCATGCAGCTCAACCAAGCCTAACCACAAAACCCAATAACTCTACCGATAAGGAGGTAGTAATGAGCAACGAACTGAGCTTCAAACAACCGGGCCTGGTCCACAAGTTCACGGCCGCGGCCGTTCGGGTGAATGGCGAGGCGCTTGAGCTTGCCGGGTTCCCCGGACTCATGCTCGACGACAAGGCTATCGGTGACACCGATGCCGAACAGCAGCTCCGCT